TACAGAAACCATTCAGTGAGTGCTGAACCAATACAACTACTGGCAACAGTCTCTGGTGTTTCTGTCTTAGACTTAAGATTACTATGAAGGGATTTGAAGATAGACTGTTCATCGAGGATACCCATATAAAGGTTCAACTCCTCATCATACCTCGGTCTTCTCTTCAGAAAATCCAGCTCATCACAGTCCAAATAATCAACTACATCTGACGTCTTGTCCGGTGGTGTCACAACCATATCAAATTGTTCACACCATTTAACAAAATCTACGTTATTGTAATCAACTACTTTGGATATACTACCACCATAGTCGTCACCGTACGTAATCAAACTAATGTAATCCTTAAAACGTGCATTCCACATTCTTCCATCCTGCCATGCATAAAATGCACAGCGATGCAATAAAGAATTCACAATAGAATTGACATACGCTGTCAACGATTGGCCTGACGGATTAGATCCAATAAATTGAATAAAATCACCATTATAGGCAGTAACCGCACATGCCACCTCTGTTGCTATGACCCGCATTACACAAATATCATCCTGAGTATAATTATCAGGGAAACATTGTGCAAACGAAATCATAATGTCAAAAGCCACAAAAATCAATTGTGCAGGCATACGTAAATCGTATTTGGCATAATCGCCAGCATAGCCGCGTTCTTTTCCAAATTTACGAATATGTTTGAAAAGCTGGTCCATTTCTGGCCCATGTGCATTAATACCTACAGCACATTCGGACATCAATGGATGTTGGGATAACATTCTAGCAATGGGTAAAAAATACTTTCTCATTGCAAGTTGTAACGGCATACTTGCTGCTTGAAAAACTCGCACCTTATCTTTCACAATAGGTGTAGGTTCATCTTTCAAACAAGCCTTAAAAGGACAATTATGTCTCTTGTATTGCCGAGCGTTAGCTTCAAAAGCCGCCAACTCATCCCAATGTGTGGGTTCCAATGTGCGCGGACAAGCATGTTCCTCATTAGGTTCCAACTCAATAATATCTTGAGATTTAGGCCCACTAAGAGGAAACCCCCTGCTTGTTGCAAGATTCATACTATCAATGAAACGTTTGCCATCAATGCCAGATACAATCTGTACTTCCGTCAATGGTTTCAGTTCTTTCAAATAGTAATCATATTTGCTCTCTAGCATATCTGCTATGGGCAAAATATAATCCTGTTTAGCACGCAATAATAACGTGGGAGGAACTCCACTGGAAGGATTCGCTGAATAGACCAGCGATGCCCTCCATGGTACCCAAGCCTGATGACCATTCGGTCCCCTAAACTTAGGTGGGCCCCACGTGTTAGGGACCTTTGTCACCTCGTGTACTGTATCAGATATAATACTCGGAATGACTTTGCTAATGGCAGTAGCACGGCCATTGCAGGTTCCTAAGATTTCCAAATTACCCTGTTCAAGGAAATTTAATGGACTCTTAGAATGGATTTGGTCACCTACAATGTGATCAATTCCATAAGAATGATGCTCTTCATTAGCATCGGCAGCTTGAGTAGAAATCCCGTCAAGTGCCATGCGGTCTAAGGCACTTTGCACCTCCCGTCTCAGTACGGTGGCACTAATACCATAGTCCGTGTTCGTGCGCCCGCCCAAATGAAATCCACCAATATATGGTGCATTTTCATTCACGCACAAGACACCAGTACACAAACCATCAAATGTGTTTACAGGTGTCAATTTGTCATCA